CCGCTCGGCGCGGGCGACCTGTTGGAATACTCAAACGGATGGCGGGTCGTTACTGCAGCCGGCGCGTTGCTCGGTCTAGGACCGACGGGAGCGACGGGGCCAACAGGCCCTACTGGGCCAACGGGCGCCACGGGGCCGACCGGGCTAACCGGACCTATCACGCGATTCGACACCACGCACAGCCCGGCGGCGCTCTATCATTTCAACGAAAGTCTGATCGACAGTTCTGGCAACAGCCTAGATCTGACGGGGGGATCTCCCATTTACCGAGAGGTTTGGCCGAACGTCGTTGGCATGGTCAGTGGAACGCCAAACCGCGGCGGCGTATCTGATGCCAGCCTTCGGATCTTCGGTGCGCTGACCGTGCAGGCGTTGCTCGTGATGCGAGGAACGCCTATCAACGCGTACGTTGCTGCGTTCGACGGTGCGGGGGAGCTCGAGGCCGCCAACTATGCATGGGCGTTGAGACTGACGTCACAAGACGCCCTCTACTATTTTAGCGAGAGCGGTCTCGGAACCAACGCAGATTTCACATCAACCGGCAACGTAAAAAAATTGCCGGTGTTGGGCGTGCCGTTCCTGGCAGCATTCACACGCACCGCGGGAGGTGTGGTCAAGTTCTACTTGAATGGGTTGCAATTCGGTGACGACAGTGGTGCGTTGACTGCGCCTACTGGTGCAACAACCAGCCAACTAGCGATCAACGATTCGGGGGCGGGTTTCGCCGAAATCTTCGGGCTAAAGATTGTGGCGGCAAGATTGAACGCCGCGGAAATGAAAGCCGAATACAATCGAACGCTAGGCACGCAGTTCGGAACTTTGCCGTGAGCGCGCTGACCGCTGCAGAAATGTCAGTGCACGCTTGATGGCGACAGCCCGCACCCCGCGAGTCACGACGCGCCGTCAGCGCACGTCAGCCCACGGAGACGGTCCGCGCGCGCCGATGTACCTGGTGCGCATGGTGCAGGCCAGAGTGCTGAAACAGATCGACGAATTCATCGATCGATTGGTGCGCGCGCTCGAGCCGGAGCTGCGCAAGCGATTTCTGCATCTGGACGCGGACAAGCGCAGCCCAATCACGCTCGCACGCAAGACGCTGAAGAGTCTTGGGCAGATTGACGACACCTTTCGACCGGAGACGCTAAAAGGCCTCCGCGCTTCGGAGGAGTTCCGTGCCACAGGGCGGACGTCCAAGGCGTTCGACCGCGCCGAGCACGAGACTGGCATCAGAGTGGCTGTCGAGCGCGACGGCAATCTTGTTCTACGCAGTGGCAGCCATCGCTTCAAGGTCGCCAAAGAACTCGGTCTGGACAGCATTTGGGGAACAGTCGTGGACGCCAGTACCGGACGTGTGTTGTTCGTGGGAGACATCCCGCTGAAGGCTGCCGCGCAGGCGGCCGCGCCGCCGTTGCCGGCCAGCATCGTAAAACTGTTCGAAACCGGCCCGATTCCCGTCAGTGCTGAATGGCTGCGTGCGACGTTCCGCGTCATCGACCATCAGGCATCTACGGATCTGAATCGCGTCATCGGTGTGCCGACCCGTGAAGTGCTGTCGAACGCACATGAACTTGAGCGAAAGTGGGTTCGCGCTAACACAGACTTGATCAAGCTGCCGGAGAAGGCTCGTCGCGAAATCGAAGCGATCGTGACCGACCCCATCAAGCAGGGCCGTCGCGTGGAGGAGATTCGCAAAGAGATTCAGGAGCGGCTCGGCGTCACGCGCTCGCGCGCGGAAACCAACGCACGCAGTCAGACACTTCGAACATATGGCCAGATCCAGGAGGAACGGCAGCGCGCGGCCGGCATCGAGGAGTACGTGTGGAGCACGTCTGAAGATGAACGGGTACGGCCGGACCACGCAGACCTGGACGGAACTACGCAGAGGTGGGATAGTCCGCCGGTGGTGGACAAGCGTACTGGCCGCCGCGAGCACCCAGGCTTCGACTATAACTGCCGTTGCGCGGCGGTGCCGGTGCTGACGGATGACTGACCCCACCCCCGAGCAGCGACGGTGTTGCTATGAAATCGCGTGCTTCGTTGGCGTGTACGGACGGCCGCCGTCCACGCGCGAGCTCGCACGGCTGCTCGGGTGCAGGCAGTCCAGCGCCGTCAAGCGTCTGCGATACATGGCCAAGAAGGGCCTCGTGTCCGGCAGCGGCCGGACGTTGACTCCCCATTGCCCTGTGGCCGATCAGCCAGGGAACCGCTAGCCTGCGAAGCTAGTGGCGCAGGTACAACGATTCGACGCAGGCAGACTCGACCGCACGAAGCGGACGGGTGCCGGCGGCGCACGCATGCCAGCCACCATCGCGCGCACGGGCGTCCAGACGTACCGCCGCGCGGACGGTACCGAGGTGCGCGAGTACCGCGCCCCGGACCAAGTCTTTTCGGCGGAGTCTCTTGCGACTCTCGGCGGCATCCCGATCACCATCGATCACCCGGGTGCCGTAACGCCGGCCAACTATCGGCAGCACGCCGTGGGCCATGTCAGCGACCTGCCAGCCGCGCGCAAGACGGACGCCTCCGCCGAGTGGGTGGAGGCGCAACTCATCGTGAACGACGGCGCGACGCTCGCGCGCATCGATGCCGGAGGCGACGTGCCCATCAGCATGGGCTACTCTGCGGACGTTGTGCCGCAACCCGGTGTTGCTCCGGACGGGCAACACTACGACGCCGTTCAAATGAATGTGCGTTTCAACCATTTGGCGTTGTGGCCCGTAGGCGGACCACGCGCAGGTGCCGGGGCTCGTCTCCGGCTGGACTCCAAGGGAGACGAGATGCTCGGTGAATTCAAGCAGGACGACGCGGGCGCCAAGCGCCTAATCAAGGTCGACGGAATCGATTGCGAGTTCGGCAGCGAGACGCATGTCTCCCTGCTCGAGCGCAACGTCAAGGCGCAGAGCGATCGCGCGGACGGCCTAGCCGCCGAGCTCGCGACGGCCAACACAGCCGCCGGCGACGCAAACGCCAAGCTGCTGGCGGCCAACACGGAGCTGACCGCGCTCAAGGCTCGCGACGTCAACGCGCTCGTTCAGGACGAACTCGACTTCCGCAGCAAGCACCTGCCGTTGCTCGACAAGGCGTACGACTTCACCGGCAAGACGCGCGACCAGGTTCGTGCTGATGCGCTCGGCGCAGAGCTGGCGGCCGAGGTCGCCAAGCAGCCAGAAGGTCAGCAACTCGGCTTTGCTAACGCGATGCTGAAGATCAAGCTCGACGCCGCCGGCACGCCCGCCAAGCCCACGCACACGCCCACGCCCACCGTCAAGACCGACGGCAGCGACAAGCCCAAGCGGCGCGACCCCTACGGCGACGCCTACAAGGCCACGTTCCCGGGAGCCAAGTAAAGATCATGGCATCGTTCATCCAAACCACCGAAACTCTCGTTCGTCGGCAAGCCGGCGTTGTCTCGCGTCACGGTGCGCATCTCACGACTCGCGCGTTGAATCAAGCTGCCGGCTCAGCCGAAGGCTTGCTGCTCGCGCCGTCCGGCACGACCGGACTCGAGTGCATCGCGCCCACGACCGAGGCACTGGTCAAGTCCAGCGCGGGCTTCAGCGTGTTTCGCCCGCTCGCCGAAGACTTCGACGCGACCCATCACTACGCGGACAACGAAGCCGTCGCGTTGATGGAAAACGGCCACATGTACGTGCTCTGCGAAGGCACGTGCGTCGCCAACCAGCCGGTGTACGCCCGCATCACCAGCGACGGTGGTAGCAATACGGTGCTCGGCAAGGTCCTCGCTGGTTCGGACGTAGTGTCCGGTGGCGTGGTCATCACGCCCGATGCGAGTTTCGCCGCGGTCGTCTCGAGCTTCCAGATCGTGCTGAGCGACGGTCTCGTGACCGAGTCGTTCATCTTCACGTCCGACGCCACGCCGACCACGGCGGAAGTCGCCGCCGGCTTGGTGGCGCTCATCGACGCCAGCGCGAATTTCGCAGCGACCGGTACCGTGACCATTTCGATCACGAGCACAACGGGCGTTGTCGAGATCCTCTCGATTGATGAGCGTTTGCCTGTGACCACGCCGGCCCGCGCGTTCCGAATCCCCGGCTGTTTCTTCGACGAGTCGCGCACCGGCGCCGGCCTGGTCGAGATTCGCCTGAACAAGGTCAACTGAGCGCGTTGAAGGGAACCTCAAGGAAACATCATGTTTGAATTTCGACTCGACGCAGACAGCCAGATTGATCTCGAGCACGCCAAACGCGCTCAGGCCCACGGTCTCACTCGCCTAGGCTATCCCGATTTCCGGCTGAAGCTGGACGAGGGCAGCATGGTGTTCACCGAGGACAGTTCGGTACCCCTCGCTCGCGACCTGAACTTCGTGCTCGCGCATGTGCGGGACAACTACCGTCCGCTCAAGTGGGCACAAATCCTCAAGACCGTTGCGGTCCCGGATTGGGCGGAGAACTGGGAAGTCTCGCGCATCGTCGGTACGGGCGGCATCAAGCTGGCCGCGCAGCACGGCCCGCGAGACATCATCCGCGGCGACTTCAGCCGCACGTCCACCACGGGCAAGATGATCGAGCTCGTCAACGGGTACTACTACAGCACCCGTGAACTCGTGCGATACGCCAAGCTCGGCATCAACGCCGAGACTGAACGCGCGATGGCGCAGCAACAGGCCGCTGACGAGTTCCTCGATATGCTGGCCGCGACCGGATCCAGCGGCACGGACAACCCCGTCGCAGGACTCGGCTTCACCGGCCTCGGCAACAACGCGGACGTGGCGGGTTCGCTGGTGGTCGGCACGACCAAGGCTTCCACCAACACCAGCTGGACCACGGCTGTCGCCGCAGACTTCCCTCTGGTCATCAAGGACCTGCACGCGCTGACGGACGCCGTGTACACCGCGTCCAAAGAACGGCGAAATGCGGACACGATCGTGATGCCGCTGGACGAGTTCCAGGCCATCAACAGCCTGCGCCCGTCCAACTACGCGGACAACGTTCTGACTCGCTTCCAGGCGGAGTGGAACGCCAAGATCGGCCGCCAAGGCCGCATCATGGTGTGGGATCGCTTCGCGGCGCTGGGCACCATCTCGACGGGTCCGCGCGTCGCTGCCTTCGACAGCACGGACACGAACGTCGCATGCGTGATGGTCGGCAAGACGTACGGCGTGGACCAGGTCTTGGAAGTCACCCGCGGCTTCGAGGCCAACGCTTCACTCGTCACGGGCGGCGTGCGCATTCTGGATCAGTCTGGTCTGCGCTACCTCGACCTCGACGCCTGAGCTTCACGCGCGCCCGTCCACATCATCGGAAAGTTCGATCAGGGCCGAGTACGGGCGCGCAATTCTTCGCAGAGAGTCCTCCAACACTTCGCGTAAGGGCAGACGGCCCGGGCGGCACACCCTCCGGTGCTTCCCGGGCCGTCGGGTTTTTGAATGACTGTCACAGCTGCTTCGTTTCTTCTGGCCAAGCCCGAGTTCGCGAAAGCGGGCACTGCGCAGATCGCGGCCGCGCTCGATTTTGCTGAACTGGAAACCAGCGACGAAGCGTTCGGTGACAGCCGCGACTACGCTGTGATTCTGAAGACGGCAGACATCCTGGCGCAATCTCCGGCAGGACGCGACGCGCGACTGATGCTCGCGCAGACCGGCGCGGCCACGACGTACGGAGTCGAGCGTCTGCGTCTGGACACAGTCGCCGCGCTCAGCGCCAGTAGGTTCGGGTCCTCGGAGAGCGAGTGATGGCCGGTGGCGTCAAGGAAACGCGACGCGCGGCTCTGCCGATGCCCAAGCAGATCGAAATCACGATCGGTGTGCACGGCGATGACGGTGCCGCATCGCACGGCGAAGGTCTGACCGTCGCAGACGTCGCGACCTTCCACGAGTTCGGAACACCCACGGTGCCGATGCGTTCGTTCATCCGTGGGTGGGTCGACGAGAATCAGGCCTTCATTCGCGACACCCTGCAGAAGCAATTTGCGGCGGTCGCCGCCGGCAAGCGCCCTGCAGACATCGCTGCCGCGCGATGCGCGCTCGCGTTCGAAGGCGCCGTGAAGCAACGCATCAGCCGCAACATCCCCCCGCCGTTGGCTGCGAGCACCATCGCGCGCAAAGGTTCGAGCGTGGCATTGATCGACACCGGTCAGCTACGCAACGCCGTTCGTGGTAAGGCGGAGGTGAAGTGACATGGTAACGACACGCAACGGACGAGCGGCCATCGCCGCGAGCAAGGTGCAGAACAGCGCATGGCAACGCGTGCTGCAAGGCGGCCGCGGCGCGACCGGCCCGCAAGGGCCGCAAGGCATCGCGGGCACCGCAGCCGCGGCCGGCGCCACTGGTCCGCAAGGCCCCGCGGGAACAACGGGCCCCACAGGACCGACAGGCGCGGCCGGCGCCACCGGAGCGACGGGGCCCACAGGCGCGACCGGTGTCCTCGGCTCAACAGAACGTCAGCTCACGATCACGACTACTACGGATTGGACAGACTTAGATCTGGCGGCCACGTTCCCCGGCATCGTGACCGGCGATTGCATCACGATCGTCCTGCAAGCAAATCTCACGATCAATTCGATCACCCCGCCGTCGGCAAATTTTTGGTGCTTTTTCATCCTGCGAGACCAGAGCGGCGGAGACTTCTCGATCACGGTCAAAGACTCCGGCACAGGCAACGCGGATCACCGGTTCCGTACGCCGGGTCAGCCCTTCGGCGGCGCGGCGTTCGACTTCGTCATGCAGTCGGAGGAAGTGACTACGACGTTCGTGTACACGGACACGTCCAACTCCTGGCGCATTATCTCTGGCGCGCGTGGAGCCATAGGCCCAACGGGACCGACGGGCGCAGCTGGCGCCACCGGAGCGACGGGGCCCACAGGGGCTGCGGGCAGCTCATCGAAAGTGCAGTCGATCACGTCCAGCGTGGCGGCGACCGCTGCCACGACGAATCTGTCGTTCGGCAGCTACACCATGCAGGTCGCGGAGATGACCGCAGGTGCCGTGTTCCGATGCACAGGGCACATCACTCTCGTCAAGACCACGGACACGACCGTCGCACCAATCTTCGAATTGCTGGTGAACGGCGTGGTCGTATGCACAGCCACTACTAGCAGCATTGGCAGCACCGCAGAGACTATCACCGGCATCGTGCATGCGTTCATGACGATCAAAACCACCGGGGGTGCAGGCACGCTCGATGCCGTGATCGGGTGGCCCATTTCTTTCCGTCAAGGCGACTCGTCCAATGACGCCGTCGCGGATGACGCGATCGACACGACGGTAACCCGCACCCTGGAGCTGCGCGTTCGGATGGCCGCCGCGGTCGCGGCCAACACGCTGACAGTGCGTCAGGGTTTTTACGAGAAGTTGTGAGCTGCGAGCAACTATGGCTTGGCGGACTGACTTCGACGTCAGTCCGCGCCGTCGCGAAGCTCGCGCGCGACAGCTCGTCCGTCAAGCTTGCGTGCTGGACGGCTGCCGCACCCGCCACGTTCATTCGCAGTGACGCGGTCGCCAGCGTCGGCAACATCGTCAAGTTGGAAGTCACGGGACTGGCCGCAAACACCGCGTATCAATGCCGCGTCGAGCCGGACACCGCGCCCGCGGTCGGGCTCACGGGAAGCTTCACGACGCTGCCGAGCGGGACAAATGTCAGCTTCACGACCGCACTGATTGGCGACGCGCTGGAACTGAGCAACCACGCGGTGTTCGACGCCGTGCGCACGTCGGGCGCTCGTCTGCTGTTGCACCTCGGAGACATGCACTATCGCAACTTGGCGGTGAACGATCAAGCAAACTTCCGCGCGGCACTCGACGAGGTATTCGCGCAGTCGAAGCAAAGCCAATTGTACCGCACGATCCCGAGCGCATACGTGTGGGACGACCACGACTACGGCCCGAACAACAGCGACGGTACGTCCGTAGGGCATGACGCGGCGTGCGGCATCTATCGTGCGCGCGTCCCGCATTACGCCCTAGTAGACGCTGGCGCGACGGCACCGGTTCACCAGACCTGGGATGTAGGACGCACCCGATTTCTGTTCACAGATCAACGCAGCGCCGCAAGCCCGCGCGCGAACACGGACAACTCCAGCAAGACGATGCTCGGCGCCGCGCAGAAGACGTGGTTCAAAGACCAGATTCAAAACTCCTCAGGCAAGCTACTCGTCTGGGTGTGTCCGCGGCACTTCACGGGCAACGCCACAGCGGGCGCGGACCATTGGGGCGGCTTCACGACAGAGCGCACGGAGCTGGTCGACCACATCAAAACGCACGCGCACGGGCGTGTGATCGTACTGAGCGCGGACATGCACGCGCTGCGCATTGGCGATGACCGCGACTTCGCCACCGGTGGCGGCGAGGCGCTCAAGGTGTTCAACGTTGGTGGACCGCTCGACCACGGCACGGTGGACACCGGCGGGTACGGCGGGGTAACATCGTCGGGCGCGACGGCATTCAGCGCCGTCAATGGGCAGTTCGCCACGATGCAGATCACAGATACAGGTGCCGCGACGATCGACGTCGTGTGGCGCGGCTTCAACACCGCAGGGACGCAGATCATGACGCACTCGTTCGCGGTGACCGTGTGACCGACTTCGCAAGTTTTCGCGCCGCCGTGGCGGCCGCCGTCCAGGCAGCCATGCCGTCCAGCGTGAGCGCGCCAGCGAACAACGACGGGCCGGCTGTTTTCTGGGTAGACGGCGCCATGCCATACGGCAAGCATCTCATTCAATTGTCCGAAGTGTCCGTCGTATACGAGATGGATCGCGACACGGCACTGTACACAGGCGGTGCACAGACGCTCTCGAGCTTCGTCGCCATCACGGTGCAGGTGCAGTGTGAATCGCAGCACGACGACCCGACGCTGAACGCGCAATGGTTGGTCGAGCAAATCCGTCTAGGCCTCCGCAAGGTGTCCGTCGCGGACGCACTCAAGACGGCCAACGTCATCATCGCCAACTTCCCGAGCGCGACCGTGCGGCGATCGTACCCCACCGACGGCCGCATCATCAGCGCCGCCAGTTTCGACGTCGCGTTCCGCACAGAATTCACGTTCGACGCCACGGGCGAAGACGCTGGCCTCATTGAACGCGTTGTGGCAGAGGGCGAAGGCGGCCTTGCTGGCGCAGACGTCGACGTAACAGACCCGGACCCGGAGCCCTGATGCAATCCTTCCGCATTCCAGACCTGAAGCAGACACAGCTCGCGCGCATTCGTCAAGACGCCGCACGTGGCGCGTTGGCGCGGTACGACGCGGCGTTCGCCGAGTCCTTCGCCGTTGCTGCATCACTGGCTTCGTCCAGTTCAGGTGGCGGCTGGGATCCGACGATGTGTCCGGAGGTGGCCGCAGGGTATTGGTGGAGCGCAGACCGCACGACGGGTTTCGGCACCACAGACTTTCGCGTCGTCGAGGGCAACGGGCGTTCGACCTTCGACCTGGTGCAGGCCACGGTCGCCAGGCAGCCCACGGTGTTGACCGAGTTTGGAGGGTCGCAGTTCCGGATGCGCGATGCCGGCGACGCGAACCCCTGCTTACTCGCTACGGCCGCCACGGTCCAAGCTGGCTGGACAGGGCCGACATACATGGGGATGTGGGTCCGCGTGCCGGACGCAAGCGGAGACGTCACGTCGGCCTGCACGCTGCTGATGCACAACCTGACCACGGGCAACCAGCGCCGAATCCACTGCAATTACTTCACTGGAGTTCCGGACACGCTCAACAGTACGGTGGTGGAGGCGGGCGTCGCGCAGGCAGGCAATACGGCGAAGAGCACCGGCACAGCCAACGCATCATGGCATTGGGTGGAGGTCGCTTTCGATTTGGCGCTACAGCTCGGCGGGTCTTCTCCGGGCGATGTAACCAAGCACTTCTCAGATTTCACGTTGCAGGCGCTGACGACGGTCCCGACCACTGCGCCGGCGGTGATCTTCGACGCGCTCGCCAAGATATTCGTGGCGACGCAGAATGGTGCAGCCAACACGGACACCACTGATTGGGCCGCCTGCTACTACGCAAACGGCATCCCCTCACTGGCTGACCGCGTCATGCTCGCGCGCTGGAATGCGCCGACCACGCCGCCCCGTTGACTGCATCCGACCGGAGACACAGAAGACGTGCCGAGGTTCGATGTAGGCGCCACAGATCCCACGGGGGCCGCAGACACGACGGCGGCGCTTCAGGCGGTCATCCAGCCCGCCGACCGCCAGCCGGCGAGCGCGTGGGGGGACACACGGCACACCGTCGAGCTACAGCCCGGGGCGCGCTTTCGCATCTCTAGCCAGCTGCAGATCACGCGGCGCGTGCACATCCGCGGCAACGGCGCAGAGATCTTCTGCGAGAGCGCATTGTGTGACATGCTGCGGATCCAGGCGAGCGCGCCGGGAACGTTGATTGAAGGCCTGACGTTCCGCTATCGCGTTGCGTCCGTCCAGTTGCAGGACAACGACCGCACAGCAGTCAAGGTCGAGGCCTTCAATACCCAGTTGCGTGACGTCGAGATCGACGGAGCGGGCTACGGTCTCGTGCTGGACGCAAGCGCGCCAGGGACCAATTTGAATTGGTTCTTTGCGGAGAACGTGAGCATCACCAACTCGCGTCGCCGAGCTCACTACGCCAAGGGCCTGGACGCCAGCGGCGGTGTGTTCGTGGGCGTGCGGACATTGACCACTGAAAATCACTTCGACAGTGCCAACCACTTCGGCCCCGCAATCGCTGCGGAGGAGTCGTCAAACAACGGCAACACCTACGTCGGGTGTCTCTGGGAGGTCAGCAACGTGGGCCTGCGCGTCGCCAATACTAGCGGCCCCAACCCGTCTGTCTTCGTGGGCTGCTACGTTGAAGGCGCCGACCCCATCGAATGGGTGGGTAACTTCGCGACCAAGACAACAGTCATCGGCGGAATCCTCGGGCGGCGTGAGGACGTGAAGGGCGATCGCGTGGGCGCGCAGATGTCGAGGCTCACGTTCCGGGCCGTGAGCAATGCCGGCATCGCCTACACCGTGGCGATCCCCGGCGCTGACCAAGACTCCGCCATGTGGTTCGCGGGCAATGATGCACCGCTCGAGACGTGGCTGCTCAAGCGCGCCACCAGCGGCACCACGCACGATTGGAACTGGCAGAACTACCTGACGCAGGGTCGCAACACCATCAGCTTCCACGTCAAAGACCTTGGGGGCGGAAGCTACGAAGTCGCGGGTATCGTGGCGAGCAGCTGACTCCCCATTGTTCACTCGCGCGGCCGCCCTCACCGTGCGACGCTGGGCAGGTGAACCCCAAGCTCAAGGCCACGCTATATCCGCTATTGGCCGCGTTGCTCGGCGCGCTCGCCTCCTACTTCGCCACCGGCTGCACCGCTGCACAGGTCGCCAAGGTCGAGTCCGTCGCCGATCGTATCGAGATGCGTGTGTTGTGCGCGTCGGCCGATGCAGGAGCTCGCTGAACGATGGCGATCACTGACATCGTTGCGGTCACGATCAGCGTTCAGGACTCGGCGCCGAAGGCGATTGCGTTCGACACGCCGCTGATTGTCGCGAAGGGCCCGTACGTGGGCGCGCGCTTGTACGGCGCCACGCCGTCCGGTCTCGCCGAGATGCTGACGGACGGCTTCCCCGCATACTCGCGCGCGTATCAGCTGATGACCCGTATCGCGGGCCAGTCTGGCGGTGCGGCGCAGGCATACGTCTTCTCCCGCACCACGCAACACACGCCGGTGCTGGACTTCACGGTCGACATCACCAAGACCGCAGTCGGTCAGGTGCTGAGTTTCACGATCAGCTACCAAGGCGTGAGCTCGGCCATCAGCGTCACAGTCGTGACCAATACGGTCGACGCGATTCTCGATCTGATCGAAGCAGCCATCGACGCCAGTCTCGCGGGCTTGGCAGGCATCGTAGTCACTCCCGACAACGCGACGGCAACCAAACTCACGCTCACCACGGACACGACCGGCGAGTTTACGCAAGTCGATCTGGCCGGCGCGCAGTGGGCGTCGCTCGAGGACGTCGGCACGGACGGCTCGCTCGCCGCGCAGCTCGCCGCCGGCAAGACGGCGGCTGAAGCCATCGACGGCGGTACGGCATACGGCCTGCTGATCGATTCCTACGCGGAGACCGAGATCAACTTGGCCGCAACATTCGCCGAAGCGAACGAGATGTTGTTCCTCGGGCAGGCGCCGGACCAAGAGATTCTCGAGAGCGGGCAGACCGACGACATCGCCAGCGACCTGAAGACGGCTGCGTTCACGCGCTCAGCGGTGTGCTTCACCCGCAACATGACGAGCGATTGGGCGGCGGGGTTGCTCGGGCGCCAGCTCGGTCAGACTCCAGGCTCGTCCAGCTGGCACATGAGGCAGATTGCTGGCGCGACGGCCGACGTCCTGACCGGCACGCACTTCGCGGCCGCGCGCGCCAAGCGCGCCCTCTTGTTCACGACCGATCGCGGCGTCGCCCACACGTGGGATGGCTACGCAGCGAGTGGCAGATTTTTCGACATCACGCACGGTGTGGACTTCCTCAAGGCCGACATCGAGACGCGCATCTACCAAGCAATGCTGAACGTCGAGAAAATCAGTTTCAATGGCGCCGGCCTAGCGCTCATCGAGTCGGCCATCCGTGCGGCGCTCGGCAACGCAGAGACAGAGCTCGGTCTGGTCGAGCCTGGCTGGACCGTGGACATGCCCAACCTGACCGGGTATTCGACTGTGGACAAGGCGGCGCGCTTGCTGCGCACGGTTCGCTTCACGGCCGTACTGACCGGAGCGGTCCACAAAGTTACCGTCGCCGGAACCTTGACCCTCAGCTGAAAGAATCATGAGCAACTTTGATCTGAACGCTGTCGAGGTCGTGGTCACGGGCATCCCGATCAAGGACGGGCTCGTGTCCTTCGAGGTGGCGCCCGAGGGAGATGCCTACGCGGACGAAGTGAGCGTGGATGGCAAGGTCTGCCGCTACGCCACCGGCGAGACGCGCGCGACCTGCAACATCGTGCTCAAGGGTTACAGCGAACATCACGCGCAGCTCAGCGCCCTGTGCGCCGCCGATCGCCAAACTACCAACGGTCTCGGCGTGGGCGCCTTCCTCCTCAAGGATGGCAACGGCGCGACGGTCATCAGCGCGTCGCAGGCCTGGATCATGGGCATTCCCGCCATGACGATGACGACCAAGCGAGAGGACATCACGTGGAAGATCCGTCTCGTTCTGAACTCGCCGCTGAACCACATCATCGCGGGCAACTGAGCTCGCTGACGGGCGCGCACGCCGCGCGCTCTGAGTTTCTGTTTACGCAGTCGGAGGAACATGTCCAATCGTGCGCGCACTCAATTCGAGTGCGGCGGCGTGGCGTTCGACGTCGGCCGTCTGAATCTCAACGATTCTTGCAACGGTCTCGAGCTGTTGGCGAAGGTGCTCGGCCCTGCCATCAGCCAGCTTCAGGACAATCCTGCGTCGGCGCTGACGGCGCTACTTGGGCAGGCAAGTCAGATCCCCAAGCTGATCGCGCTGTTCGCGCCTGTGGCGAAGGTCGCCCGAAATTCGGAGGGAACGTACGGTGCCGGCGAAGGCTTCGCGATGGTCGACGTCAAGCCGTTCGTGGAGCAAGTGTTTGCAGGTCGGTTGGACCTGGCGTGCGCGTTCCTGGCGGAGTGCGTGCGGCTGGAGTACTCGACTTTTTTATCGAGCGCCAGCAATGGGGCGCTGGCGCAGCTGCTGGCGAAAGTCTGAAAGTTCCCGCTGACGCGAACGCGCTCGTCTGGCGCATCGTGCTCGACCCGCGCATCCCTGACGGCTTCGCGCAGGTGCACGCGGCGTACGATCTGGACGACGTGGCGCACGCCATCACGCTGATCGAACAACTCGACGGTATCGAGAAGCGCCGCGCGGCGAAGGCCGGGCAACGTGGCTGAAGAGCAAAGTCTCCGAAGTTTGCTCGCATCGTTCGTCGTTGAGGTCGACAAGGCGGGCGAGCTCGTCAAAGGCAACAGTGCGGTCGACGCGCTGAAGAAGAAGCTCGAGGAGCTGACCGCTGCGGCCAAGCCTACAGGCGACGCCGTCGCTGCGGCATTCGACAAGATCGGCGTCGCTCGCGCGAACGCGACGCTATCTGCACCGAGAGGCGCAGGTCTGCCCGGCAAGACTCCCGGCCTGCTCGATTCCCTGCGCGCGAAGGCGGGCGCGGGCGTTGCGTCCTTCAAGGAAGGTTTCCGAGAATCCTCCGGCCTGTCCGGCGCCATCGGCGGCTTAGCCACGCTTCGCAACGGCATTCTCGCGTTGGGCGCCGGCGCCGCTGTTCACGCACTGACAGGGCTGGTCGATCGCATCGGTGACATCTCCGAATCGGCGGCGCGGCTGGGCGTCACGGTCGAGGAGTTCCAGCGGCTCGACGTACTGGCCAAACAGAACGACACCAGTGTCGGCGCGCTCGGGACGGCGTTCCGCGCGTTGGCGAATGCCGCCGTCGATCCGACGAAAGAAACGGCAGCGGCATTCGCCAAGCTGGACATCTCCACGAAAGACGCGGCCGGCGGCTTCAAGTCGCGGCAGGATCTATTCTTCGAGACGGCCGGTGCGCTCGCGGACATCGGCGACGGCACCGAGCGCGCGGCGCTGGCGCAAAAGCTGTTCGGTCGTGGTTCCACGGAGTTGCTGCCGCTGCTCGCGGGCGGGCGCGCGGGGCTCGAGGCGCAGCGCGACGCACTGATGCAGCTGCCTGTGTTCACCAAAGAGACGGTGGATGCGGCCGACGCGCTCAGCGATTCGTGGAAAACGCTCGGCCCTCAGCTGCTCGCGGCCGCAGGCCCGCTGATCGCGAAGCTTCTGATCCCTGGGTTGAAACTGGCAACTGACCTGCTGTTCAAAATGAGCAAGGTCGTGCAGTCGTTCACGCGCGACCTGTCGCCGTTCAATGTGCTGCTCGCCGGTATGGCGCTGAAGCTGTCGCTGATGGTTTCGCAGTTCACCAAGTTCGTTCAGCTGTCCGGCGGTTGGGCGAAGTGGACCGGAGGCGCGAGCAAAGCTGTTGGGCAGATGGCGAAGCTGGCGGCCGCGTTCCTGCTCATCGAAGATTTCATCGGCTTCTTCCAAGGCAAGGAATCTGTCATCGGTGACTTGCTCGGGAAGGCGTTCGGCGCCGAAGCTGTCGAGGGCACGCGCGCGGCGCTGCACGATCTTGTCGACGTCATCAAAGAACTGTTCGGCCTGCTCACCGGCGAAGGCCTCGGCAATAAAACGCGACAACTCGGCAAAGATATTGCGGAGTTCGGCGACGTGCTCGGCAACGACCTAGCGTCCGCGTTCGGCATCGGACGGGGCGGCACCCAGGGCGTATTTCAAGGAGGCGACTTGCTGGGTTCTGTGGGCACCACGCTGACCAACGCCAGCCCGTTTGGCGGGGTCATCAACGCGACCGCGGCCTCGCTGGTTGGGGGTGGCGGGCAGTCTGCACCGAACAACGTCAGCGTGGGCGACACCACCGTGATCGTCAACGGCGTCAACCCAAACAACGCGCCCGCCGTGGCCGCCGCCGCCAGTGGCGCAATCGGTAAGGGCCGTGACGCCATCATCATGCCGTACATCACAGGAGGCCCCATCTGATGGCGGATGACCTTATCGCGTTCGACGGCGGTGTGCTCATCGCCGACATGCTCAGCGAGGCGTCTGCCACAGACGACATCGAGCTGACGCAGTACCCCGTCGAGACAGGCTCGTTCATCAGCGACCACGCCATCGTGAAGCCTCGCACGCTCGAGCTGACCTTGGTGCAGACCGAGACCCCGATCGCGGGGGCGGGCTTCCGGACGCAGTCCGTCGACCTGTCCTCCAGCGCGAGGCCCGCGGCTACCCAGCAGGGGCGCGCAGACGTGCCGCAGGCGAAAGTGCAGCTCACCTTGCAAGGCTTAGGCGCTGCCGTCGTGGGCGCGCTCGGCGGCGGTCCGCCAAAGGAGATCCGCTGGACCGGGCAGAAGACCGACGCCCCGGCAGAGGTGAAACAATTTCGCGTTTCCGTGCTGCAAGCGGACCAAGACGTGGCGCGAGTGAACGAATTTCACGACGCGCTCTTGTCGTTGCAAGAAACGACGGAGCTTTTGACCATCACGGTCAAGGGGCAAATCTGGACCGACATGATCCTCGTGTCCGTCAAGCGTACCGATCCGCAGGGGCAGGCGGGTTGTGCGCGATTCGGCTGCTCGCTGCAGCAGATTCGCACGGTCGAGACGGAAACGGTCGAGCTGCCGCCAGTGCCAAAGGCGACAGCCAAAGTCAGCGCAGGCAAGGTGCAGTACGGCCCACCCGCACCGCCGGTCGTGGAGCGACAGCGTACAGCCGCGCACGCGCTCGTGTTCGGAGAATGAATGGCGACCCTCGAAATCCCTACGCTGACGGACGGCACGGTCACGTACGACCATCGCGCCGACATCGAGGGCACGGAGTACCTGCTGACCTTCCAGTGGAACGCGCGCCGCGAACGCTGGACGTTTTCGATCAACGGGCTGGACGGCGCGGACATTCTGACCGGGCAGACCGTCTCGCTCGGTATCCCGCTGAACCGCCGCGCTGTGGGCGGACCTCCCGGCGTGTTCATGGCCACCTCGACATCCGATGATGTGGCGCCGCCCGGCTTGACGGAGCTCGGGGCGCGTGTGCGTTTGCTGTACGTAGAGGCTTCGACGGCGGCAGAGCAGGGCTTGTGACCGCCTTCTGCACGGCGTCGGCTGGTGAGCAATGACCGCCTTCACCCGCGCGTACGTGCTGACCGTCGGCACCGTGAAAATGGATGCGTCGACGGGCGTGGCGGTGAACACGCTGCGCATCGCCTTCCAGGTCGAGCGCGACGTCAAGCGCGTGCCCAACAGCGCGGAGTTCGAAATCACGAACCTGAACGAAGGGCATCGTGAAGCGCTGGCGAAGCTACACAACGTGCCGGTGCATCTCGAGGCGGGGTACGTCGGCGAGATGGGCACCGTGTTCCTTGGTGACCTGCGCTCGGCCCGGACCCGGAAGGAAGGCACGGAGTTCATCACGCGCGTGTCATCGGGCGACGGCGAGTCGAAGATCCGCACCGCCAACATCAGCCGCACATTCCCCGCAGGCACACCCGTCGGTACGGTCATCGCGGCGCTGGGCAAGGCGCTCGGCGCCAAGACAGGCAACGTCTCCGCGTTCGCGACGGCGGCTCTGTCCAACGGCTCGACCAAGCTCACCCGATCGCTGACCATCCACGGCGCGGTGTACGACGAGCTGGAGAAATTCACGACATCGTGCGGCCTGGCCTGGTCGATTCAGGACGGCGCGGTCCAGATTCGGGAGCGCGGGCTGCCCGTGCGCGGCACACGCGGGGCGCTCCTGAACGCGACGTCTGGACTGGTCGGCAATGTGGAAGTGGAGATTGCGACGGAGACGAAAGACGGCGCAATCAAAGGGCAACCCGTCGTTCACGGTTCGTGCCTGTTGCGTACCGATGTGAGCCCGGGACAGCCCGCCAAGATCGATTCTCTTGCCTTCAGCGGGAACATCGTCATAGTTTCTACTGTCCACCGGGGCGATACGCACGCCCCGGATGGTTGGGTTGTGGATTGGAGCGGGAGACCTTACGCATGAGCGACGCCATCGAAGTCATCACCCTCGCACGCGGCACCGCCGACGAGGACGGCAATTGGGTGAGCGGCGGCGGGCATCGCGTGCACGCCGACTGGTCATCGGCCGAACGCGAAGTCAAAGCTCGCGTTTTGAGAAGTTTGGCTGCTCGTTCCAATCCGCCCGACGGGGTGGCGTTCGTGCGCGCGTGGGAGACTCCCGCCATTCCGCACTTAGACGCGCTCGCAGACCCTCGCGCCACGGCACGTGAGGCGGCGGACATGCTGGTCACCGAAGCCGCGGCGTCCTGCGCGCTTGACGGCGACACCCATTCGCTGAGCAACACTGGACCGGCCGCAGAGATGGCCGCTGCGGCGCGCGAGACCGCGCGCCTCGCATCGATCACATGCAAGACGTGCCACGGCAAGCTCGACGTGGACGGGACGTGCGGCGATTGCGCCGTGAAGTCGACCAAGGGGCGCCGCCGTGGCCGCTAAGCTCGAGCAACCACGGCCGCGGACGTTGCACATTCCGAACGTCGAGTTCAAGGAGCGACGCTTGACGTGGGTGTGGCAAGCGTTCGACACAGGCACAGCGCCGATGTGCCGCATCGGTAAGGCGCGAATCAAATTGTCCCCCCGTGATCGACGCTTTCGCGGCTGTTTGGACAGACCGCCGGGCAGCTGGCGGCGGTGCGAGGTGGCCGATGCCTGCTGACTCCCGCCAGCCGAGCTGGAACGAAGTCATCGACGCGGGCGCACAGGCCGCCTTGCGCGGCGTTCACACCGCGATGCTCGGCACCATCCGCAGTTACGACGCGGCCGCGCAGACCGCCAGCGTGGAGCTGGCAACGCACCTACCGCGCGCCGCCGGGGAATACGCAGCCGTCGCGCCCGTCGAAGGTCCCGTGCTGTGGCCGGGGGCGTGGGCGGCGGGCGATCGATGTCTGGTCGTGTTCCTCGAGGAGAGCGCCGCCAAGTGGCTCGAGACTGGCTCCGTCGAGGCGCCCGACGTGCAGATTCGGCACGGTTTGCACCCGGTCGTGCTGCCGTTCCCTTCGATCGAGGGGCAGGCGGTTCAGTTCGTGGCGCTCGGGAATCTCGTGTCGGCGCAGTTGGCGGACCTGAAGTCAGCCATCAATGGCTGGACGCCTGTGCCGAACGACGGCGGTGCGGCGCTCAAGGCTGCGCTAACATCATGGCTGGCGTCCAGTTCGGCGGTGTCCGCCGTGAAAGTAAAGGCGAGATGAGCATCGACGATTTGATTGAAGCACACGACCGTCATGTGGCAGAAGCGCGGCGGCCTGCGTTGATGCATGCGGATTACGCATCGCTTGAACGCAAAGCGCTTGCGCACGACATATTGCAGGACCTGCGCACCATCGACCCGGACTTCGGCAAGCCCGCGCGTATGAATTGGACGCGGGTGTTGCTGAACACATCGCCCCCGGATTGGGCGCGCAGGCTCACGCTAAGTCTCGACGATCTGTGGCCGCAACCCTGCGCCGTCAAAGTCCGCACATGCCCTGAGTGCTACGCCAGCCGCGGGCATTGGGGGTGGTGTGTCGGGCAGGGGTACAGCGCCGTGGGCCCGCACCCTGACTCGACGGACGCATCGCCATCCACACAGCGCGCGCCCGCGCGAGGCCCTTGCCCCTGCGGCATTGAGCGGTCGGACTGCGACTACCACAGGCCGACGGCATCCGCGGTATCTGAATACCGCATAGCCGACTCGGAAGTTGTTGAAGTTACAGTGACCGGGAACACGACCATTCACGGGCGCAATGCTCGGGTACGGTGGACCTAAATGCCGATCGGCATTCAAATCCCCGGCGACCTGGCGCTGACCGCTGACGGCACCGAGCTGGTGCTGACGACCGGCAGCGCGCTGGCCATCCAGCAGATCCGTACCGGCGCCGCCATCTGGCAGGGCACGCTGGCGTGGGATCCGGACGCCGGCCTGCCCATGTTCGACGTCATCGTGGTCAAAGGGCCGGACTTTCGCGTGCTCCGCGCCGTGTTCCGAACGTTCATCCTGTCCTGCGCCGCGGTCGAGTCGGTCGACTCTCTGACAGTGTCACTGGATAAGGCGACGCGAACGCTGACGGTCAACTTCGCGGCGACGTGCTCCGATGGCGTTCAGATCCGCGAGTCGTTGCCGTTTGCGCTCGCGTAGGGTAGGCTGAACGCGAATGCCGATCAAGCCTGCGCCCGTTCTACCGATCGTGGATGGCGTCAAATGCTGCACGTTCGCAGGCTGGTCCGGCTATCCGCCAGGCTGGTCGTTGTGGGGGTGCGGCGCCGCTGGCGAACTGCTGGCGTGGGGCGTCAGCAGGGACTGGACCTGACCGATGCCCGTAGACGCGACCGGCTACTCGCCCCGCACACAGGCGGAGATCCTTCAGGAGCTCATCGACGACCTGCGCACGGTCATCAGCGACAAGCTGGACCTGTCCGAGCGGAGCGTGCTCGGAAACTACATCAACATTCTGGCGCCCAAACTCGCGTCGCTCGAGGATCTGAACGCTGAAGCGTACGACGCCTTCGACGTCGACAACGCCAGCGACGACCGCTTCGTCGCCCTCTGCCTGCTCTCCGGCGTCGAACGCCGTGGCGCCACCAACGGGCTCGTGGACGTCAGCGTCACCCTGCAAGCGTCGAAGTCGTACGCCGCTGGCGACCTGGTCGCGCATGTGACGGACGACCCCACGAACCGGTGGGAAAATCGCGACGCACTCGCGTCCACGACGGCCGGCGCATACCCTGCCGTGTTCATCTCGCAGCTGACTGGCGCGCTCGCCATCGCGCCCGCGGGCACGCTGACCGTCATCGCGGATCCTGTGGACGGGTGGGATGCCATCACGAACGCAGCGGACGGCACACCCGGGACAGACATCGAGGCGATCGAAGCCTTGCGCGTGCGCCGCGAGCAGGGCGTGGCCGCGTCCGCCAGCCGCACACGTGGAGGCATCCGTGCCGCCGTCGTGGACCTGGACGGCGTGCTGAGCGCAGAGGTGTTTGAGAACACATCGAACGTCACGGACAGCAACGGAATTCCCGGCCATTCAATCAGGGTGGTTGTATGGGACGGTTCGCCGGCCGCTGCCGACGACGACGAAATCGCCGACGCCATCTACGCGCGCAAGGCGGAAGGCATCCTGTCCGTGGGCAGTCAGACGGGCACCGCGCAGGACGACTCGCTCGGCCCTGTGCCGATCGCCTTCGACCGCGCCACCGAATCCGTCGTGACGATCGCGGTCGCCATCGAGTCCGCGGACGGCGTGGCCATCACCGACGTCGAGGCTGCAATCCTGGCGGCATTCCCTGGTGGCGGTGTGGGGCTCGTCGGCGAAGGCGTCGTGTTCAACAAGCTCGCGGGCAGCGTGTTCGCGGTGCCGGGCGTCGATGACTGGACGACCTTCACGATCAACGGCACCACGCTCGACCTGGTCGCGGTGCAGTCGACAATCTACACGACGTCGGCAGGATCGATCACTGTGACTGGAGACGTGAGCTAGCATGTCAGACGCCGATCTCGGGCTCGAATACCGCGGAGGCATCGCAGCTCCCGCGGCTGAAGAAATCGGTTTCACGCCACGCGCCATCGCGTCCGTGGCGGATGAACCGTCCGTGCTCGAGTACCCGCCCGACCAACAGACACTGGCCGGCGCGGGCACGTGGGACGGCCGTGCGCGGTCGGTCGCAGTGGGCGGCAGCGGGGCGCGCGCCATCGCGGTACCGAACGGCTCGCACACGGGGCAGTCCGTGTGGATCATCGACGCCGCGGGCAACTCCGCCGCGGGCAACATCACGATCGACCCCGCCGGTGCCGGCACCATCAACGGCGCCGCGACGCTGGTGTTGTCCAGCAACTTCGCGTGCGCGCTGCTGCAGTACACCGCGACCAATACGTGGATTCGGCTGACGTGACCGACTTCGAGCGGCTCATTCTCGACGAACTCCGCGACATGCGCACGGAGGTCGGCGATCTTCGTGAGGCTGTGGCTCGCTTGGAAGCCACCGAGAAGCCAACTCCGCGCGCGCTCGCGCGAGACGGCGGGCTGACGATCAGCGCGGCCACGCTCGGCGGCGGGCTGCTGTGGCTGCTGCAGCATTGGGCGGGCAAGTGAGTTTCCGTTTCACGCGCTGCAAGGGCAAGCCGTGCGATTTCGGGTGGGCCATCCTGCGCGAAGCGTTGCAGTCTGCGGCCGATGACCTACCGGATCTTCTGTGGCTGCCGCCGCTCGGCTGGGTAGTCACATGGGACTGACGCAGGAGACGAATCATCGCGCCGCAGTGCTCGAGCTGGCCGCGCCGTTTTGGGGCAAGCCGCGCATCGTCTCGATTCTCGTCGCAGTGCTCGACCAGATCCAGCGCATCGAGGACGACGCATGGGACATTCTGACCCTGCGTACGATCGACAACGCCGACCTCGTTCGGCTCAAGGTGCTCGGCAAGCTCGTCGGACAGCCGCGGTTCGGCTTCGGGCTCGAGGACTATCGCGACTTGGTTCGCGCGCGAGCTCGTGCCAATCGCAGCCAAGGACGCGCGCTCGACCTGGTCGAGGTGATGGCGATTCTGGTCGGTGAAGCGAACTTCAGCATGACGGAGGGCGGCAACGCCACGCTTTATATTTCCGCGCTCACGCCGTTGACCGACACGGACGTGGCGAAGATCGGACTCATCCTGCCTGACACGCGCGCCGCGGGAGTGGGTGTGCAGTTTCTTTGGAGCGACGAAGCTGTCGCGGCCGCCGTTTTCGTTTGGGGTGACCCGTGGTCGACAGCCGAGACCTGGGCATCCGTGAGAGTGATGTAACATGAGCATGCCCCTCCCGCCCGCATGGGCCAGCAATACGAACTACAGCGCCGGGCCCGACACAGGAACGCCCACGAAGGTTGACCCCGCGTCACAGGCCAATGGTTTCGTGCGCGGCGTGAACGCGGCAGCGCAGCACGTCAACTACGTGCTCGACCCTATCACCCGCGAAGCGCGTCGCGCGTTCCTCCTGGCCGCGTGTAAGCTCCGCCGCATCG